GAACGGAAAGTGTCTGGCAAGGAGGAAACGTCGTCCGCACGTCTGAACATACCAAAACGGAAAGTAGGAATAACCCGAAGGTTAACTCCTACCCACCGAACAAGAGTCGAGTTCAGGGAACCGAAACTTGGGTCAACAGACGTCTTCGTACGCTCCACCTCCAGTCCTAACTGTGAAACCACCGACATCCAAACCGGCGCGAAACTAGGTTTCGACTGATAAAGGATATCGTCGCCGTTGATGAGCAAAGGAATCTCACTCACTTTGATGCCTTCAGAACGAGCCGCCCAAGAAAAAGCGGTGTAGTTCTGAAGACAGAGCAAAGGGAAAGAAAGATAACTGCCCATCATCTGGCCCACAGAAGGGACGAATGACAAACCCTCTTCGAGGTTCCACACGAGTGGACGGAGGATGAGCATGGCATAAGCCCGAACATCCTGAGGAACGCAAATAGCGTTCTTCAACAACTCCGACAAGATGGCCTCGGCCACCTCAATCGGAAGATTGTCCGTCGCACCCTTGTAGTCCCCCGACACAAGAGTTTCCCCCTCCTTCGCCGAGAAGCCGGCCCGAGAAAGCTTCCGATCGTCAAGATCGCCTCTACAAAGCCATCTAAACCGCGATAAGCGATTATAAATGGACTTGTGGAGGGGCTTCAAAACTAAACTCTCAGAAGAGAATTTAGTAAGAGGCCTAGGCTTACCCGCCGACTGCACCACCATCAATTGAGCCTCCGGGCGAGGCAGTTCAAAGCGCTGAACACCGGTCACGACGTCCAAAAAAGACGAGTGATCGATATCAGTGCCCAAAGAACCGCCTTCCTTTCGGTTGGAATCAATGGTGCCGGATAGCGAAGGAGAACACGAGAGACACTCATTCTCGTAAAGTCCTGAGTCCCAACCTTTTGGAAAAAGGCGGCTTGTGACTTTACGACAGAATGAGATGTATCCCGGAGGGAGTGAGCAGGGCGAACCCTGCAGACCGTCAGCGACACCCCGAAGCAAAGTGGAGTCCATGCACCGACAAGAATCGGGCATGAGCTTCTTGATTGACTGGAAAGCCATGCGCTCCTCCTCAACAGAGGAGGGGCATGACGCCAGAAAATCCTTTGCCGACTTCAGCACGGCCGTGCAAGAAGTCCTAGGGGGGTCGAAAAGAGGCGCCTCCACTCCAAAAAGAGTGGACCAGGACGCTGACGCTCGCGAGATGGTAGAGACCATCCGAGCCTGAAAGACGCGACATCGTCGCGCAGCCCGAGGAAGCTCGCTAACCATTTTCAATAGAGAAAATAAGGTCAAACGCTTCCTGCAAAATCTAGGACCCTGCAG